CACAAAAGATTTGACAGTTTCTTGTTAGCACTTACATCCATCGTCAAAGATAGCTTTGTAATTTGAACTTTATTCTTTAAAATTAACTTTTCGCAAATTGGTTAAGAAATACTGTTTTTTATTTTGGTCAAATCGATCACCTTGAACCTTGACTCCTAGTAAATAAATATCTCCTTCTTTTAAAATAGAGCCAAATTTTTCATAAGCCGGTGGAAAAATAATAATTTCTTGTTCGCTAGATGTATCAGCAAAACTAGCAAAAGCCATTGTTTTTCCATTTTTGGTCCTAATTTGCTTTAACTTCATTAATTTACCCACGCTAATACCACTATCATTTAACTGAAATTGATTCAATGGTCTAGCGTTAAATTTTTGTGCATATTTTTGTACAGCTATTAGAGGAGTAGTTGTTGTAGTAAAGCCTAAAGCTTTCTCTTCCATTTCTGCTTTTTGGGCAGCAGTCGGTGGCTCAGCAGGCTTAAGTGGTGCATCCCCCAGAATCTCAGATAAAGACATATTTTGTCCCGTTAATTGCACATTAGCAATTACATCTTTGCAGTTAAGCAATAACTCATTGCGATTATCTTCGATTGAGTCAAATGCTCCAGCCATAATCAATGCTTCAATTGCGTCTACTTGTAAGAACTTAGCATCGATTCTACGCAAAAAATCATTAAAAGACTTATACGGTTTAGTATTGGCAGCTATTTCCTTAGCAAAATCAAGACGTAATCCTTTAATTGCTTTTAAACCAACTAAAATCTTGCCATCTTGTAAAGTATAGTCTAATTGGCTGTGATTGATATCAGGCGGCAAAATACGAACTCCAGCTTCCTGAGCTTGCATCGAATAGCTTTGCGCTTTAGCAGACGTTGATGAATTGAGCATCGCTGTGTAAAATGCAGCAGGATAATGAACCTTCAAATAAGCTAGCCAAAAGGCAATCTTGGTATATGCCACCGCGTGTGAACGGTTAAAACCATAGTTAGCAAATTGCTCTATATAATGATAAACTCGCTCACCTACTTCTTTAGGATGACCTTTTTTGACCGTACCAGCAATAAATTTTCCACGTTCTTGCTCAATGACATTCTGATTCTTTTTAGACATCGCACGTCGTAAAATATCGGCTTCACCCAATGAAAATCCTGCCAGGATTTGAGCTGTTTGCATGACTTGTTCCTGATAAACCAAAATTCCATAAGTTGATTGTAAAATTTGCTTTAAACTGGGATCAGGATAATGCACAGTAGCCGTACCATTTTTTCTTGCAACAAATGCGTCAATATTTTGCATTGGACCTGGACGGTATAAAGCGTTCACCGCTACTAGGTCCTCAAAATTGTCGGGATGCAATTTACGCAAAACACCACGAATCCCACCAGATTCAAATTGGAAGACTGCATCTGTTTTACCTTGTTGAAACAGTTCCATTGTTTTGGGATCATTTAACGGAATTGTATTAGGATCTAGCTTTACACCTTGCTGCCGCACTAAAGCTAAAATATTGCCTAAAACTGTCAAATTGCGCAATCCCAAAAAGTCGATCTTTAGCAAACCTAATGATTCAACATATTTTTTGGTTTGCTGAGTTACAGGAATGCCGAAAGGACCAGCCTGCAATCCCGAAATGCCAGCAATCGAATCATCACTAATCACCAATCCAGCCGCATGAATAGAATAATGCCTTGGCAATCCCTCAAGTCCTAAAGCAGTCTTAAATAACAATTTATTCTCAGGCGTTGCATCAACCAATAATCTTAGTTCTCTAGACTCTTGATATGCTTTTTTTAATCCCATTTTATCTTTAGAGTACGGGATTGCGTGAGTCCACTTAGTGATTTCTGGTCCTGTTAAGCCAAAAACCCGGCCAACGTCTCTTAATACTTGTTTAGCAGCCATTGTACCAAAAGTCAAAATTTGAGCAGCATGATCCATGCCATACTTTTGATACATATACTTAATTACTGTATTCCGTTGAATATCAGGAATGTCCAGATCAATATCAGGCATCTCATGACGAGCCGGATTTAAAAAACGCTCAAACAGTAAATTATATTGGATGGGATCAACTTCAGTGATACGCAAAGAGTATGAAACCAGTGAACCACAAGCTGAACCACGTCCTGGACCAGTAGTAATTTTTACTCGGTGACAATAGTTAATTACATCCCATACAATCAAAAAATAATCATCGAACCCCATCTGATTGATGACTCGTAATTCATAATTTAATCTTTTCTGATACTCGGCTGGAATACTTTTTTGACCAAAGCGCGCTTGTAAACCAGTTTGAGCCAAATAACGCAAATATTCTTCTGAAGTCGGAAACTTATCTTGATGATATTTAGGTAAGACCGGTTTTTGAAAGATCACTTCAGCATTACATTTCTGAGCAATTTTCCAAGTATTATTAATTGCATCATCCAAGTCATATTGATGATAGCGTTCTAAAACATTTTGTGCAGAATCTAAATAATGCGAACCAGCTTGCTTAGCTAGTGGCAATATATCTTGCAATTTATCTCCCTTAGCAATCGCACGCAAAGTTTTTTGTAAAAATTGCTCACGTGGCCGTAAATATTGACTATCTTCCACTGCAACTAAAGATAATTCAAATTGCTTAGCTAATCCACGGACATAATCAATGTAATCTATACTTGCTTTTGAAGCATATACACCCAAATAAAGATCAAACGTTAACTTCTTTAGTTGGCGAACATAATCACTGCCTAATGCCTGATTTGTATCATGCAGCGCCATTAATTCACTTTTTAGATTAGCTGGTACGATAATCAACAAATCATCTAAATATTTGGTTAATTCATTCAGCGTTAAGACCTTATCGTTTTGCCCATTTTCCGTTAACAAATTTACCGCGCTAGAAAGTCGCAATAAATTATGATAGCCCTTATTTGTTTTGGCAAAAACTAGCAAATCATATTTTTGGGTGCTATCAACCAAACCATTTAAACGCAGTTGCATCCCAAGAAGTGGTTTAATTCCCGCCTTTTTAGCCAACTCATAAAAATTGACCAAACCATAAGTCACGTTCACGTCGGCTAAACCAACCACAGGATAGCCCTTCTCTTTAGCGTCTTTTATCAAATCACTTACCTTGGTTGGACTACTTAAAAGCGTAAAGGAGCTTATGTTTTGAAGTGCTGCTACTTGCATAAATTAACCACCTTTCGTCATTACAAACATTAAATTAAGTATACCAAATTGAACCAATCAGGTTTGAATTTGCGCTTCATTTTTGATAAAATCTTACACGAAAGAAGGAATCATTATGGGTCGTTATATCATCACAACTGTATGGAGCGTAATCTACATGTTAGTTGTAGGCTTTATTGCTGGTCCTTTAACCCGAAGTGCTTCATTCAACGGCACAGATTTAAGAAATTGTGTAATCGTTGGGATCATTTTTGGTATTCTTTTCTCAGCAATTATTGCGACTATTACTGCTCGTTCACACAAAGATAATAGTAAATACAGTAAGTTAAAATAATTATTCAATCTATTCAAAAAAGACGTGAGATGTTTTTATTCTCACGTCTTTTTCGTTTGGTTTAGTAAAACTTATAATTCTTTTTTGTATCTACTTCGACTGGTCCATGAGTCAAATATTCGCTAAACATTTGTACATAGTCCTTATCCAAAGTGGTTTCAATTTTGTCCATACTATATTCAGGATAAAATCCCCCACCCATAGCACGATAGTTGTTAACTGCTAAATGATAAATCTGATCATCTTTGATTGGCTTACCGTGCAAAGTTAGTTTAGTCAGCCGTTCACCTACTGGTCTGGATAAATCCGCTTCATATTCGACTGGATAAAAGACGTCAAAATGATACAACATTGGCTTAGGCTTAATCCATCGATCAATAAAGCCAATGTTTCCTGCTTCATCTTTCTTCAAAAAGCCAGCAGAGTGCTCAATAATATGACGTAATTCTTTACCAGTCAGCTTCACACGACACAACTGATTAGCATACGGATAATTTAACAAAACATCTCTCATAGTAATGGTCTTATCAAATCCCTTAGCAGTCTCACTCATCACTGCAGTTGCCGAAACATCAGCTTTAGTAAACCATAATTGCATTTGCTGGATTAAATTAATAAATGGCGCGCCTTCTATTCTGCCTTTCATTGCATTTTCAATTCGAGCAGGTTTATCTAAATGTGCAATTGGTTGATCTAGCCATTTTTGTGTTCTTTTATCCAAGTCAGATACAATATCAACAATTACAGGATCAGGATCATAATCTTTAGTGTCAATCAACTTAGTGGACATTGATTTGATTTTCTTAGTATCATCATCAATATCAAGAACCACTTCAGCTACAGCTTCACCGCGATAACCTGGTTGAACAATAGCAGTATCGCGTGTAACCAAATTTAAGCGCCGATGCTGGTGACCTGTCAATAGGACATCAACTTCTGGAATTTTGGTTAAAATCTGATAACCTTCATTTTCACCACGATTAGGTTCAGTCGCCTTACCAGTTTCAGGATCACTTTCAAAGCCACCATGATACATCACAGCTAAAATATCAACCTGAGGGCGTAATATTTTGGCATAATGCTTAATTTTTTCGTAAGCAGAGGCAAACTTTAAGCCTTTTACATTTTCTTTAGGTTCCCAATGTGGGATATATTGCGTTGTAATCCCCAATAAACCAATCTTTAAGCCATTTCTCTTGATAATAGTGTATTCTCTACCAAAAAATGGAACTTCTGTTTCTGCATCCAGTACATTATCATTAATGATTGGTGCCTCATTGTTATCAACATAGTAGCTTAAATAATCTAATCCAAAGTTAAAATCATGGTTACCTAAACAGCGAGCATCATACCCCACTGCATTATAAGCTTGCGTAAAAATACGTAAATCACTATAATCGCCAGTTGAATGAGCATAGGAAGCAAGTGGTGAGCCTTGCAAACAATCACCTGCATCGGTAACTACAACATTGTTATCACCATACTTTTTCTTTTCAGATTTAATAACTGAGCTAACTCTACTCAAACTAAAAGGAGCATGATAGTCGGTTTTATTTTGGTAATCAGTTGGCAATAAAAATCCATGTGTATCACTAGAATGTAAAAATACTAAATACATGTTTGTTCTCCTATATTATTATTGTGCGTTAACTAAAGCATTTATCACCAATTTAATGGTTAATATGCTCACTGTTTGTTAGTTTTATTTAGCCATTTTTTAGTATTGTTTTCAACTACAAATTACTACGTCTTTCTTCAATATACTTTTCAATTTGTTCTAAATCAGCTTCAGTAGCAAAATTTAAAATGAAGCTCTTTGTTGTTGAACGTTTATTAATGTAAAGCTTACGAGCCTTATTTTTATCATCCCACCTTTTATTTGCTTTTTTTCTTGCTTCACTTAATTCTGCCATTAGAATCTCACTCCTAACCATAATAAAATTCTTAAAACCAAAAAGGTAAATGCGCTAGTATAAATTGCTTTCGTTAAAAATTTGTCCCAATTAATTTTTTTCATTTGTATTTTCTCCTATTCTAAATTAAGATATATGAAATAGAGGATTTCAATCCCCTATTCCTATTATTTATTTTGTTTAAAAGCTAAAGCTTGATTCCAAATAATTGAAGGATTGTTGCGAGATTTGCAAGTAACTCAATAATCCAAAAAGTTGTTTTAAGAATCAGCTTTAGCTTTTTCTTTCTGCGGTAGGCTTTCCGCATATTTGTCACCTCCTAGCTCCGATTCCTTTAACCTCCTTTCACTATATAATACACGCAAAAGCGTGTAATGTAAATAAATACTTCTAAAAAAACACGCAAAAAAGACCGCTCTGGGACAATGATCCTAGGGCGGTCTTTGCGATATTTGGAGCTTTTACAACTCCTTTTATTCAATTATTTTTAAAAATTCGGCGGGTACCCATTGTTTGTCAGTGCCCAGCTTATAACATTTCATGCCTTTAATTGTCTTCACATTAAAATATTTCCAGCGTGTATTTGTCTTAATGTACTTGCCAGTGTAATGACCGTTTTCGTCCATCAGTTGAATCATCCAGTTAGGATTGTGGCTGATTACTGGCGCATATACGAAACCTGTTTTCTTTTCTGACTTCTGTTCCTTTTGCGTTCCAGAATTGTGGGAATCCTTGGTGGACATGGATTTTTTCTGTACCTTTTTTATACTATCAGTAATCAACTCTTTTAAGGTGATGTTACCGTCCACACCTAAGCCACACCAATTATCAGTAAATTGCCATACAGCTACACCATCCATAGAAGGAAAGTAATTGAAATCTGGTTTGCTGGTTGCACCACTGCAAGGATAGGCAGCTACCCAGATGCAAGTACCATAATTTTTAATTACTTTAGCTACATCAACATATTGTCTAAGGATTGATACACTAGAATATAAGCCAACTTTATAGCCAGCACTATGACATATTTTCATAAATGCCAAAATTGCTCTTGTGTTAGCTGACTTATCACCAACAACGGAATTACCGTCACCAGTTTCCCAGTCCAACCACAAATAGCGCTTCTTGCTAATGTTAAGTTTCTTAGCACGAGCTACAAAGAAACTAGCTTCCGCTTTAGCACGACTAACCGAATTACTGAAAGTAGCAAAGTGGTAGCCATGTAGGTACATATGATTAGCATGAACTGACTTAATTTGTGTGCTTGCTTTTGGGTTAAAATAACTTGTCCCTTCAGTTAGCTTAACAATTACTTGACGTGCTCCAGCGTGCTTATATGTGCTCATGCTGGACGGTTGATAATTAGCCACATCAACAACATAATCTCTACTTGCCATTTACAGTCACGTCCTTATTTTCTGCTGGTGCAGTTTCTTCAGGCTTTGGCAATTGATCAACTGGTTGCATGATGTCTTTTTCATCCACATCTTGAGCTACAGCAGGATCTTTTTCCATTTCTTCAGCATCTGCCAAATGCATAGCGGCTACAGCCTTTTCAAGAGCGCCGTAGATCATGTTAGCTGTCACATCATTGATACCCATGTAGTGTAAAGCCTGATTAATCAATTCATAACCCATTTGACGCTTTTCCTTACTAGTACCACCCAAGAACTCTACTTCATGGACAGCATTAGTTGCGATCTTACCTAAAACATCATAGGCTTGACCAGCACGGGTTGTGCGGTTAATTTTTGCCTTGTTGCGAGCATAGGCACCCGCAATTACAGCGATGATATAGCTTGCTACAGTAATTCCCACTTCAATCCAATCTTTAATCGTCATTTTTTGTCCAATTCCTTTCTTAATCTATCATTTTCTCTCGTTAATTGATCAATCCGCTCGGTTAATGTTTTATTACGTTTAGCTAAGCGGTCGTTCTCATCTTCCTTACTACCTCTTTTATAGCTTAAAAGCACAGTCAAAATAGCCGCAGCGTAAGGCATTATAGCTTGCAAAAGTGAACCAATGTCATGCAAGCTAACCACCTCCTATCTGTGCGTATCTCTGTTTCTGGCTACATTTAAAATCACTAGAACCATCACAAAACATAGTGAAGCAGTTACACCCATACTAGACACCCCTGCAAATTGCATGTGTTCCCATGCTAAAAAGCCTAGCAAGGTATAAAAGGCGGCAGATACAGCTAGCAAAAACGTAATTATCCAGTTGCTATGTCGATTAATAGCTGCATAAATAAAGAATGCGATCCCAATGATTAGAAAAATCCAATCAGCACGATCGTCATTCATTAAATTTCTAAATTGTGGTGGCCAGAAAAAGAAGTGTTCGTTTGTCAGTAGATCATAGCTTACTAAACAATTAGAAATTCCAAGAATCACATACCAGCTATTCTTGAACAGGTTGTGAATCGTTTGCTTGATCATGAATATCACCCGCGGTTCCTGGTGTTTCAGTATCAGGTTGTTTCTCCTCTGCAGGGGATGCAGTAGCTTGGGCGTAGTCTTGGCCAGTGATTTCTTTGTAATCGGTCTTGGTAATCGCACCTGATTGGACAAAATTCCCGATTGGTTGTCCCCAGTCATATGACTGCTTAACTAAAGACCGCATTGCAGCAAATGACTTTGAAAAATCAAAATTGAAATTAAACATTATTTGTCACCTTCTTTGTTAGTATCAGTATTAGTGGTTGCTTGCTTTTGCATACTTGCCGCAAATTGTGAAAGTTGCTGAACTGCTGGAAGCAACTGACCTAGTACAACAGTTGTTTGATCTTGTCCTTGCTGAATGGCTTCAATTTTTTGTGACAAGCCTTTTGCATCTTGGTTATCGGCTTGTAAATCTTTAACCGTTTGCTTCAGATCATTAAATTCTTTTTCCTTGGCTTCTTCGCTTTTATCTACCCATTCGCCTTTGCCCCAGTCAAATTTCGGAGTCTTGCACTTGCTTGGGTCGTACTGTGGCAAAGCAGGAACAAATGGCCATTGTGGATGTGTTAGCTTGCGTGTGTATTCAATCGGCCCTTCACAGTCTACTTGCACACCTTGAAGCATGCCTGAAATGTAAACCAAATTGGTTCCTTCACCTGGTAAGACGTCATTTAAAGTCTTAGGCTTTTGTTCGGTATTACCGCTTTGGCCATTGCTGGCCACATTTTGTTGTTCGGATTCTGCACCTTGTACAGGTGTGTTTGCTGTTTCTTCTGTCATAATTTTTCCTTTCTGTAGCTAGTGATTTTTTGTATCAAAAAGACCGCTGGTGGCGGTCTTGAATTATTCTGTTTCATTTTTTCTATCCTATTATCTTCCATTCACTCCATGTGAGCGGACTTCCTGATCTAGTTCGATATGCAATTTGGTTTTTACATCCCCAACCAATTTCGAACCAGTTGTATTCGTCTACATTGAATTGGATATAAAGTGCATAGATGTCAAAATTTGCTGGTGCATTTTTCAACTTATGACCATTAGTCCAAATTTTTGAGAACTTATCATTTAAGTCAAAATTATCATCTTTAATAATTTTGAACCTACGATTTAGAGAATCCAGCATGTCTTCAGTATCCAATGGGCTTGGGCTCCACGGAGGTGCTACAGGTCCTTTTTAGTGCTTCAATTTCATCTAGTATATCCAATGGGTTTGGACTCCACGGAGTTGCTACAGGTCCTTTTTCAAGCTTCAAATTTGTCAAATATATTGAACCGCCTGGTATAAGCTCTTGAGGTCCCCAGTGACCTAAGCTAATATCTGCTAAAGTCAACTGCTCAGGCAAAGCAAATGTAATGCTATATGAAGACCAAACATTAGATAATTTACTCTTAGTCATCCCATGTGGATTTCCACCGTGAGTATTTGTATAGCTAGAATACAATTCAAGCCCAAAGGACGAATTTTTCGGATCAGGTCCATTGTCTCTTGCAAGAAAGCTAACAGTATAAGTTCCTTTTTCCAAATGTAAGGGCTGCGTATATAAAAGCTTTGCTTCAGTAGAATTGTTACCCCATAAATGAGCAACTTTTTTAGTTTGAATGAATTCATGGTTGGAATCACTATTATGATTTGAAGCTGGTTCAAAATCACCTTTGCCTGGAGTATATTGCCAAGTAGCAAAATCATAGGTATTTCTAAAGAGATTAACTCCTCCACCAGCGAGATCAGGTAGGCTTAATAGCTTTTTATTATCAATGTAAATACTCATCTAAGCCACCTCCAAACTAGTGAAGGTGCCACGAAGCTTAGTATATAGGCTAGTGAGTACCCCCCC